AATTGTTTTTACTGTTCCTCCAGTCAAACTGATAGTATCAAGAGTTGCTGTTGCTAATGCATTGTTTCCAGTTCCTGTTGGCAAGGAGAATGTAACTGTTGGTGCTTTACTATAGAATACACCACCAGTTGTTCCTCCTGGGAACAGATATGAAGATGCACCAATACTAATAGGAGCAGAAGTTACACTTACACCTCCACCAACCATTGGAGAATCTAAAATCGCTGTTGCAGCTGCTCCGACATGCTTTGGATTTGAGAAAGTCACTGTTGGTGCTGCAACGAATCCTCCTCCAGAATTGGTCAAGGTTACTATACCAACACCACCAATTTGACTAAGAATTGCAGTTGCAGCTGCACCAGTGCCTGTTCCATCAGTGGTTCTAAAAGTTATTGAAGGTGCAACAGTGTATCCAGAACCTGCATTAACAACATTGACTGATTGAACAGACTGTAGTCTTGGATTTGCATTAAGATTGCAAACATTAATACCACCAATCATTGTTGCAATACCAACAGCAGTTACTCCTCCTGAGGGTGCTGAAGAAATTCCAACGGTAGGAATCATTCCATATCCACCACCTCTATTGGTAATAGTGAACCTTCTTACTCCACCAATTACAACTCCAGAAATTGCAGATGCACTAACTGCGTCCCCAACCATGGTAAGTGTTTGAGTGACTCCCTGAATGGTACTAATACCATCATCAGTAACCCCATCAGATTCATCACCTAGCAATTCATTATCAATGTCTTCGATTCCTGTTGCAATGACTTCATCTTGATACTGGAAGAGTTCGCAATACAGTTCATAAACATAAAGACTTTGTAATTGATAGTATGGTTTTGCATATTCAATATCTTTAATTTCATAAAGACGGTCATCTAAGGGAAACCAGATCAAATCTCCACCCTTAGGACGAGTAGAAAGTTTTATATTTGATTTTCCTTGAATTAATGGAGTAATATAGTTTTCATATCTTTCTCTAGATATAATCAATCTTACTTCATCTTTCGACTCAATGCCAAACTTTGATAGTACATCTCCTGCTCCAGAATATGCATCATAATTATCGACATATGCTTCTATAGGCAGAGCTTCATCAAATTTAGACTGAACAACTTCCCTAATAACAGTCTTTTCTGACATATATTTTCTTGGGATGTAATATATGTCGACACCATACATCCTTAACTGTTCGTTGATCAGATCCTGAACAAGATTTTGTTCAGAAGAAGTACCTTGAGTAAAAAACGGATTTAACATCAGCCTATCATATCAAGCGGTGGCAGTTCATAGGTATTCGACATTACCTCTCTGATCTTATCTAGTTCTTTCTCTGCATCATCATATATCTGCCTTCCGTTAAGTTCGATTCCACCTGGAAGTTTAACTCCCTGGAACTTAATTAGGTTCTGTCCCCACTGTCTCTTGATAAGTGCTGTCAAATAACGCTTTAGGAAACTGTCGTTATAAACTCTTGGGAAATCATTAGGATTAAGTAATCTATAGCAATCAATAACCAAGTAATCATCTACACTGACGCTGGCCCAATCAATATCTAAGTAAAGTCTATCTTGTCTTATATTAAATCTAATCTGCTTCTGTGTTGTTAATGCAAAGTCGATATCCTCAAGATATCTCTTTGTCATTGCATAGGTTAGAATTTCTGTTGAACCAAAGTAATAAATATCATTCAAGAACAATTGATACTTAATACTAAACATGTTGTTGGTGGTTGTGTTAGAACCATCAAAGTGATATATCTTCGTTACACCTAAAACTTCTGGAGGAACTTGCAAGTAGTTGCTATTCTCCTCAAATGAAAATGATACAGACTGTCCGTCAATCGTAGAACTTGCAGTTGTAGTTACGATACCAATAGGGTTGCTTCCGCCTCTACCTCTTCCCCTATCAATATCTGCCTGAGTAATCTTATACTTCAGAAACGTGTTAGTTGTCCCGTCATAGTCGCGTTCCTGGAACAACTGGAGGGCATCATCAACCAAGTCATCAATCTGCTCATCAGCAACGTTAATCTCCAATACAGGAGCACCTAGCTGCCTCTTACAGTACGCAATTAATTCTGATCTACTTGCTGGTTGAGCCATTTATTCACCAGTTTCCTATGTGTATTTAGGTTCGTTGTGTAATTGTATTATATACATAAACATTACCATTTACTAAAGGATATGTTGATGATCCTATAGTAACCAACACATCATACATATATCTACCCTGATCCAATGTCTTAGTTTGAGTATCTGTTAAGGAAATCTGCAATTTACCATCTGCAGCACTCGTTATACCAACTGTAAAGGCAGTGTAATTAGCACTACCAGTTGATGCTCCGATACCAATAGATTTAGATAATTTTCCTGCTCCAGAGTAACTTGTGAGATTAAAGGCACTATTTGAAGTATTCTTAATATTAAATGTTTGAGCAAAATCTGTTCCACCAAAAATAGTCAAATTTGCACCGTAAGGAACTCCGGAATCTGGATCGAAAGTAATTGTACTAGATGCCATCTGGTTACCCTATAATTGCGATTGTTTCTTGCTGTTTATAATATAATTTTGCAAAAGACTTTGCAATATTCTTTAGCATATCACGGTCATCACAACTATCTATCTCAGATGCAATCTTCTGGTATGCAAAAGATTTTTCTAAACCTTTGAGTTCAATATCATTTGGGTCCATTGATTAACTCCTTTAGTAGTGACTTGATTTCATTAAGTTCATTCTTTACATTAGCAAGATCTTCCTCCATTGTCTGTACTTTTTGATTCTTTTCACTTTTAGCCTTTCGACTAGCAATATATTGATCGTATGATACATTATTCACATTAACTATAACATTTGTCTCAGGATCTCTTGCGAGATCCTTATGACCCTTCTGTGTGTAAGTTTCCATATTATGCAAGAGCGATCACTCGGAGATTTTTCAATTGAGGAACTAGTTCCTGACTTGTTGATGTTAATACAAGTTTGATTCTATAAGATCTAAAGTTTGGAAGATCATCAATAGTAAATGTACGTTCAATAAAGTCAGTGTCATATGCACTATATCCTTTCTTGATTGAATTTTCTACAAAAATGTCAGGTCTTCCGTCATTATTCTCTTCATTAATTATCTCACCATTAATATCCAGATTTAAATATCCAGGGAATGGTTCAAAGATTGGTTCAAAACCAGGATCTGAATTAATTGCATAGAATGCTCTAATATCAGCATCTGTAGGAATGTGTGCATCCACAATAATTTTGATTGAAGATGCGGGATTTTCGAGTGTTACTTCCTTAGATACATATTGACATGCACTAGGATCATTAAAGAGTGTATTTACTCTAGAATCTGTTGCGTAGTTAACAACTTCAGAATTAACTCTGTTTGATACTGCATAGACACTACATCTTTGAAGTTCAATTTGAGGAGTTAGTTTAGTATTAGTTGTTCCAAGGAAAAGTCTCATTTGCATCGACTTATTGCCTTCAATAGAATCTAACTTACGATCTTCATTTACTTTAGAGAAGACTGCTCTTGGAGAATCAAAGAAATTATTTGCATTTAGAACAACATCCTCAAATCCTGCATTTACATAAGGAATTTCATTACCACTAATACTCTGAGTGGTAACTGTCCTTATTTGACCAGATATAGAGGTTCCTTCAACGGCAATATTGTGTATAGATGGTTTGATAATTTCAAAGGCAATATTTTTGGTAGCCATGACATTATCTCCACCAGCGGATTTTGATCTGTTAAGGAATAGTTTGGGTAATCCTACTCCAGTAGATCTATCAATGTTATCAGTGCTTCCGAGAGTTCCAAACTTTTCAGACATATCAAGTTTGATATGATATGAATCTAATGTTATTGGATTCGCAATGGTTACATCGCTTAAATCGTGAGTTTTGTTAATTCTAGCAAGACTTACTCCTGCAAGTTCATACTTATAAACTGGTGTGTCTATAGGATATGATTTTGGAGTTGTCCCTCTAGAAATACTTCCGCCAATAGTTGATGATGTTGTAGAAGTATATTCAATGATCTCTTCACCAATCAAAAGCAGTCCAGTGTTAGTCGCACTGACACCAGCACCTTCAAAGGTAGAGAACACATCTCCTGTTCCAGCAGTTATTTGAAGTGGATCTGTGGATGACTTGTCATAAGCTGCTGTCAATTTAGTTGGTTTAACATCTGGGAGAACTTTGGATATTCTTACGAAATTATCATCAAAATTCATTCCATGATTAACATGATTTACCTTAATATGAAGTCCGTCAGAAATGCTTACTATTCCGTTTGATGGAATGGTAACGTCTCCACCGACAGACCCTACATCGTTCAGTTCTCTT